GAGGACCTGATTTCAGAAGTTTTGAAAAAAGTGTTACCGGGGCGGAAATCTGGTCTCCCGTAAGCATACGGGATGCGATGTTCATTGGAGACCAGATGTAAATATTTCCAGCGAGGTGCTGAAAAGCCCAGGAGCCAAGCGGTTCCTGGGCTTTTTGCTATTCTGGGTCCCGGTAGAAAAATTGGTGCTCTATGCCGTTTTTGAAGCGAATCGAGGTCACCCGGCCCGATTTTATACAAAAGTTTGCACAGACATTTTGGATGAAATTCTTCACAATTTGAGGGTCCGCCTTCCGCATGAAACGGGTGTAATCTATCTGCCTCTTTTCGGTAAGTTGCTGGGCCATAATGAAGTAGCTGGCCTTCTGGATGAACTCCTCATCGGAGAGATTTATCTGCTGGGCAAGAGCCTCGTCAATCTCTGCAAGGCGGGCGTCGATACCCTCCAGGGAGTCCAGCAGCCGCTTCCTCTCCACGATGTACTCGGCCTCGCTCATAGCCTGCTCTTCCTCGCTGTATAGGTACAGAGCTTTGAGGCGGTTCAGGGCCCGTTCCTTCCGGTGCTTCTCAGCCAGCAGCAGGTCCCGTTCCTCCTCCGTATTGGAGGCCGTGGCACCGGGCGAGGCCATGAAGTTCTGCTCCACCCCACGGGTCCCCTGGAAGTGCCGATACAGCTCCTCCAGTCCAGGCCGCCCGATGTGAACCACGTCCTTGAAGGTATCCCCCCGGAGGAGCTTCTTCTCCAGGGTCTCGATGGAAGTGGAGACGCCGAAGCTCTTCCTGGCCCGGATGATGTTGGCGATGTAGTTTAGAACGAAGGGGCCGATGGTCAGATCGGAGATATACTTGTTTGGGCAATCGCTCCCGGTGCGCTTGCTGGCGCAGTTGTAGATGGATGGCCGGGAGCCGTCTGCCCTTACCCGGTCCTTCGTGGCCCGCATGAGGCTTCCACAGTAACCGCAGGTGACCAGACCGGCGAAGATATGGACGTTCCCACGGTTGAAGCTCTTACCATGTCCAGGCTGTCCCCGGCGCTGAGACTTCATGGTGTCCACTACCCGGTTCCATTGTTCGTGAGTGACGATTTGCGGGTGATGCTCTTCAATCATAATCCATTCATCTTCCGGCTTGAAGGTGAAGGTGGCGCCGCTCTCGTCACGGTAATTGTATCGCATGACGCCGATGTAGAAAGGGCTCCGCATGAGGTTTCCCACGGTCACAGGACTCCACAAGGAGCCTTTGCGGGAACGATAGCCCCGGTCGTTCAGTTCCTTGCTGACAACCAGAAGAGACCGCTGTTCATCGTACAGATCGTACATGAGTTTGACGACCCTGGCCTCGGCCTCGTCGATTACGAACTCCTGAGCACCCTTGTCATACTTGTACCCGAACGGGACCTTGCCTCCGTTCCACTTCCCGTTGGTAGCCCTGGAGAGCATGGCGGCCGTGACACGCTCGGAGGTCATGTGCCGCTCCAGCTCCGCAAAGACCAAGATGATTTTCAGCATGGCTTCGCCGATGGCGGTGGACGTGTCGAACTGTTCATTTTTGGAGACGAAGGTGACGCCCAGCTCTTTGAGCTCCTGGTACATGGCGGCGAAGTCCAGCAGGTTCCGGCTGATTCGGTCAATCTTCCAGACCAGTATGTGCGTGAACTCCCCGGTCCTGACACGGGCCATCATCCGCTGGAAGTCCGGTCGGTCGGTGTTCTTGGCAGAGTATCCCGGGTCCTCGAAGATGACATAGTTGTCCGTGTTCAGGATGAGCTTGCAGTAGGATATGAGGTCCTGACGCTGCACGGGCAAGCTCTCCTTATCCACCTGCCAGTGGGTCGAGACCCGGATATAGATCGCCACCTTGATGGTGTTGAGCAGCTCCTCCGCAGTCTTTTTCACGGTGCGGAGAGCAATCCCTTTTTTCATGATAATCCCCCTTTATCGTTGAAGCAGCTCCGTGGTCCCGGAGCTGCTTCGTAATTATAGACAAAATGGATATACAAAAATTATGCAATATGACGGGGGGGGGGGTACATTCATCACCTTGAATACAATGAATAACGGCGTCTTTGATGCCGTCGAAATCTACCCGAACCGGGCCGAGCGCCAGCAGCGAGCTCAGAGAGATGGTCTTCTGACCGCCGCAGCACTGGTCCAGGCGCTTCGTTGGGAGGATGTAGAAGGTCCAGTCATCAAGGACCAGGGGGTCGGCTTTTGCCCGGTCCGTCTGGGTGTAGTGGCAGAAGACATACAGGTCAGATTGCCGCTTCAGCTCCCCGTAGTACCCGAGGTCTGGGTCCCAGGCCCGTGCCGGCCTGATACTGAAGACAATGCTGGACGGCTTCTCCTGCTCCCACGACTGGAGGTAGGCGGCACTCTTGACCTCTATCCGCACTTCCTCTCTCGGCTTCCCCTCGCACATCCATCGGAACGGGAAAGAGACATCATAGGGCCCCCAGTCCACTTTGGTGCCGGACAGGTCAAGGTCCAGGGCAGCGGAAACAATGAACTCGCTGAAGGACCCTCTCTCGGTGTTCACGAGGAGATCGGAGGAGTTCCAGGCCCAGTAGTCCCCAAGGAGGTGGCCTATCGGCATCCCGTCAAACCTTATATGCTCATCTCCGGTCCGTTGCTTCCCCATGACTATCCCCCTCTCTTTTTGAAGTCGATGTGGATGACTTTACAGCCAGCAGCTATTACACCGCTGTGGCTTTTTCCTCACCCTGGATAGACTGGACCAAGATCCGCTGCTCCGGCGTCATGTAGCGGTCGAGCAAGGACCAGATGACCTTGCGGTCTGCTTCACTGGCCTTGGTATAGCAGGACACTAGGACACCGATGTCCGGGGCGGGCCGCTCTTTGGCTGGCGGGTCTATCCCCACCAGATCGTTGAGGGACACGTTGAGGATGTCGGCAATCTCCACGGTGGTCTCAATATTTGGAGTTCGGTTGCCGGAGACATACCGGGACACCGAGACCTCGGTGGTGTTCAGCTTCTCGGCCAGGGCCCGCTGAGTCATTCCCCTCTTGTCGAGCAAGTCTTTCAGGCGTTGAGCGAAGGTTTCTCTTGAATACATGATGACACCCCCGGAAATAGTTTACTTACCGATTTTATAACTTACTTGCCGGAATGTAAATTAAACTGACCAAATTTATAAAAAACCTATTGACAATTACCGCAACGGTAAGTAGAATGAAGATAACGAAGGGAGGTGAGCCGATGAACCAGCTTGAACTCGAATATGCCCGCAAGCGTAAGAATAAGACGAAGGCGGATATGGCAGCCGCCATCGGCAAGTCCGTGGTCTCCTACGCAAAGAAGGAGCGGGGCGATGTGAAATTCAGTGATGATGAGAAAATCATCATCGCCAGAGAGCTTGACCTGACCAGCGAGCAGGTGAACGCTATTTTTTTTGACAGTTGCTTACCGTGACGGTAAGTGTCGGCACAGAACTTTCCGTTGAGTAAATTGTACCCCAGAAGGGAGGAAAACAAAATGGGACGCTACCCCACAAAAGCGGCCGGAAACCGATACTACGAGTCCAGGAAAAACGCCGCAGAGCATGATGAACGCCTGACCAGCAGGGAAGCGGCCGGGGAGCTGCTTGGCGTTTCATGGTCCAGCCTGGCCGACTATGAGCGGGGGCTCACGAAGGTCCCTGTGGATGTGGTTTGCCGAATGGCTGACCTCTACAAAGACCCCTCCCTGTTGAACTGGTACTGCTGTAAAGAGTGCCCTATCTGCCGTAGTGAGCAGTTGTCTACCGAGATGGATGACATCAGGGGGATTGCCCTCCGCCTGATGGTTGATGGCGACACGGAGGCCATCAGTCAGGTAATTGCCGAGATCGCCAAGGACGGCATCATCAGCGATGACGAAAAGCCGAGGATGCAGGAAGCCATGAAGCGGCTGGACGAAATCGGCCGCATCATCAGTGAACTCCGGCTCTACTGCCAGAAGTATCTCGAAGAGGATGATGGCGATGAGCAGGGTTGAGGAGCTATGGGAAATTCTCAAAGAGTTTGGGATTGAGACCCCAGAACAGTTTAGGGAGGCGTATAGGAATTGTCCGAAGATAGATATAACCCCGTTCGTTGCAGACGTAGGCACCGCAGAAGCCGACGAGCAGCAGACGGCCTGAAGCTCTTGGTTATCTCGGCGGCCATTCTGTCCGCAGGGGCGGCGGTCATGGCCGTTCCTGGGGTGGGGGCGAAGGAGATGGAGGACACTCCGGTGCAGACGAAAGTGGTATCGGTGGAGCAGTTTATCCAGAGCAGCACCGAAGGAGAGGATCCGCTGGAGGCGGAGAAGATTGAAGAGGCCCTGGTAGCCCAGGGTTACTTCAGAAACGATGTTCCCTTGACCTATGATGAGCAGGATTTCCTTCACACGGCCTGTCAGGAATCCGGCGTTCCCTACGCTCTGGCCCTTGCGGTCATCGAAAAGGAAACCGGCTTCCGAAATGTGATTGGAGATGACGGGGCATCCTGCGGGTTCATGCAGGTTCAGGAGCGATGGCATTGGGACCGTATGGAGCGGCTGGGTGTCACAGACTTGTCGGACCCGTTCTGGAACTTCCGGGTCGGATGTGATTTCCTGGCGGAGCTGCTGGACAAGTACCCGGTGGAGGAGGCGTTGACTGCCTATAACTCCGGCTCCCCTGGGACCAGCAGTTACAGCCAGTCGGTCATGGAGATCTACGAGAAGTGGAAGGAGTTGGTCGGCGATGAAGTCAGCGGCATTAAGGGCTGAGTCCAGGCTCGGCATCGAGGTCCCGGAAGATTTGCTGGAAAAGGCGAGGCGGCTCACCGACCAGAAGATGAAGGTGAAGGGCCTCCCGGAAGATTACAGGGAGCCCTTGCTGGAAGATGTGATAGTGGAGACCGTCTTCATGGCGGCAATCAATGGGAGGTGTTCAGAGTGTGTGCAATCTGCATGAGAAGCCCGTGCGACCCCCGGTGCCCGAACGCACCAGAGCCGCCCACGGTCTACACTTGCAAGCATTGTGGTGAGCCCATCGTCCCCGGAGATGAGTTCTACGAAATCGAGTGCGCCTACTACCACGAGGAGTGCTTCATGGACTGTGCGGCAAACATCCTGGTCAGCCAGTTTGGGGCATCTAAAGGAGTAGCGGAGGTGGAGCGGTGATGGAGATACCGAAGTTCCCGGAGCTGACCTTCGATGAAGGGACCCACATCTACCGGCTCCGGGGGGCGGAGCTCCCCAGCGCCTCGAAGCTGTCTGTCATG